AAAGTGTAAAATTTACAGTTGAACCATCACCAGAGAACTGCGAGGAGTTCATGGTAAGTAAATTTCCTTTTGGTGCGTTTCCTAAATAGGCCATGAATCTCCTTATGTACTTATTGAATCGACAAATGATGCAAACACATCCAAACTTGATGCAGTGTCTGATTTCACACGAAGTTGGTCTGTATTTTGCATTACTATTTTTGATCCCCCATCAATCAGTTCTAAAGACCCTCCACTAACGATTGGACAATTTTTTATTAAATAATAATCAAGTGAATTTGCGCTATCTCTCAAAACCACATCAACGTTTATGGTTGACGTAGTAACGTTTGCACACCTAATAGAAATTATTGCATCATCAGAATCTGCAATTCTCAATGATACAAAGGAAGTGCCTACGTTTCTTTCTCTTGCTCGTTCAAAATCTTGTGCCATAATTCTCCTATAATGCTAGTGCCATTTTAATTGCAAATGCCTCAGTTGCACCTGTTGTAGGTGTTGCAAGACCAATATCTGTGCCATCAAATGTTAGCACATCTCCACTTGATGCACCAGATTGTAAACCTGGAATTCTTAAAGAGGTTACACTAGAGTTACCTAAAGTAATTTCATTTGAAACTGTTGCACTTGAAGGTTGAGCTTGGTTACCAATAAACGTACAGTTATTACCAGAAGTTAAATTAGATCCTGCTGTAAAACCTATACTAGTATTGTTAGATCCTATAGTGTGAAACAATGTACTACTTCCTACACAAGTATTTTCATCTCCACTACTTGCTTTGTATAGAGCACGCCCACCTATAGCAGTGTTATTGCTTGAAGTTACATCTCTTCCTGCTTGATTTCCTATTGAAGTATTAGCACCACCACTTACATTGTCTTCCAATGCACCATTTCCTAGAGCAACGTTATTAGTTCCTACAGGATGATTACCATCAAGTTTTATGGTTCCTGAAGATACATCTATGTTAGCTCCTACGGTTAAATCTGCAGGTAAAGTTACATCATTATTTTCATCCTCAACAACTGCTTTTGAAGCAGGAAGAGTGCAAAATACATCTTTTGTTCCTGCGGAAAAATCAACAGGGTTATCTGAATTAGAAGATGAAAAAACTTGTGCTCTAGACAAAGTATCTGGAGTTGCATCTGTTACAGTCCCTCTTCCTACTTCGAATTCACCTGTACCTGGATGAACAATACAATAGTAAGTTTCGTTTGTTGTGCCAATTCCAGCTACAAAAGTTTCAAAATCCTGCACCGCTCCAGCAAGATTTAAAGTACCTGTACCAGTAGTGATACTGGTCTCCTTGACCCTGTCATTTAGAATAAATGCCATTTAAACCCTTAACTAATTCTTAAAATAGCAGCCGATGTTGTAAATGCAGGAAATTGTATAGTAAACGTGCCAGATGTGGCTGTCTTATCACTTCCAAAATCTAAAGCACAAACTGCTTTTTTTGAATCCGTACTATTATAAATTAATGCACCTCTTGCTGTCAGTGTAACTCCTGTAAATGATAAATTTGCAAAGTTAACTATTGCAACTCCTGATGCTACAGAAGTTAGTTGTGATTGAAGTTGTTTACCGCCTGACGTATATCCTGAACTTGAAACTTCATTACCTGTGGTAAACGAAGTTGTTGCTGCATTAATAGTAGCTTGAGATGTGTACATTGCTAATTTAAATACATCGCCACCATTATCAAAATCGTGCACCCCATCCAAAAGATCTTTTTTGAATGAGTTACAAACTGCTTGTGTTATTGCCATATTTTTTCTCCTTTAAAATTTTATGGTGAAGGTGAAGGCACGTTTACACGTGGTACACCATCATCAAATTCTGCACGTCTTCTTCTACCCATTTGTTGTAGAGCAAACGCTTGTATTTCTTCATTATACTTTGATTTATACAAATTGTACATATCTTGAGGTCCTTTAAGATATGCAAAACACTCAGTTAAAACTCCATGAAGAAGCATTCCCTCTTGAAATTTTGATAAAAAAGTATCTGTTGAGCTATCAAAATGAGGAGGATCAATAATATAATTCAATTGAACTCCGTAAGCGATATTTGGTGTTGGTGCTACAACAACCGTTGATTCATCCCAATTTGCATAATATTTAGGCTTACCTGTTACTCCAGTAGAATTAAATTCAGAAATAAAACTTGTATCTCTTTTTTCCAAAAAAGTTCTTGCACTAGTCAAAGTAGTATCAGCAAAAACTTGCAATGATCTAATTACTAAAAAGTCACTTGGTAAAACTAAATATCTTTTATTTGCTGTAAATGAAGAAGTAGCATATTTTCTAACATCATCATAATCAACTTTACCAGCTATTTCTAATTCAGTATTTCTAATAAATTGATCAATTAAAGTTGGTGTTAAAACATTTGCATCTACTTCAGTATAACTTCTTACTTGATCAACAAATTTTGTATAAGTTATAGCCATTATGTAATACTCACAGTTACGTTACCTAAAATTGTATTTGCCTGTCTCTTTTTATTTTCTTCAAGAGGTTCAAGAGATGGTTGCATACCATTTGAAGTGAACTGACCATCCCAATATTGTGGATCTAAAAAAACAGTGGTTGGTGCAGATTTAGATTGTCTCGCATTTCTTATGGCTACAGGATCAGCTTTATGTGCTTTAGGATCTAATTGTGGGTGTTTAGATTCAAATTCTGATATGTGCACTAAAGAACCATTCCATTCTTTAACCATTTCACTATAAGGAAAAGCTTGACCTGATCTATCAGATATTGATCTACTAAATTTACCTTTTGCGTATGCCATTTTTTATCCTTGTGGAAAATAAATATTAGGGGTAAAATATACTGAAGTTCTTTGGCCATCTTCATCTAATGCTCTTTTTAATTCATCTTCATAATATAATTTTAAAGATTGAACTCTTTCAGGAGCATATTTCTGTGAAAGATAAAAGGCTAATCCAGATACCATACAAGGATAAAATCTAAAAGGCATATCCGTTGTGTTAGTATAAGCACCAGCGTCTTCAATTCTAGCTAAGTAATAATAAAATATATTTGTTACAACATTCGTATCAGGGGCAAGATATAATGATATTGTTGGTGTCAACTGCCTATCGACATAATATTGTGAAGGAGTACCTTTCTCAGTTTTATTTGGTATCGCAATATATTCAGATCTTGAAATTTTTACTAAACTTTGTTGCGTACCACCTGAAACTGTTACAACAGCTTCTAAAACATCATTACAATCACTTGGCGTATTGTAAGTTACCGTTCCATCAACCAAAGTTTCAGTTTTTGATTTTACTTTCCAAAGATTGATTCCTCTGTTGCCCCATTCAGAAAATAATAAGTTAAGACTTCTTCTAGCAGATTTAATATCATGACCAGAATTAGTTCTTAGGCCACATCTTTCGTAAGCCTCTTCAATTGCTTCATCAATGGTAATGTTAAAAGTTGTAGATTGTGATGTAGCCATTTCATCCTTACGCTAATATTTTTTCTTGTAAATGTTTAGGTAGATTTTTTTGTTTACCGATTAACTTACCTGTCTTAGCTCCCATAACACCAGACATCTTATAGTTTTTCTTTCCTCCACCCATCATGCCGCCTGACATTTTAGATGCATTTTTGATATCACGCATTGTAACTTTATCGTGATCTTTTTTTTCCATTGCTTTTCTATAAGCTTGTTTTTTTTCTTCCATTATTTTACTCCTTCAAATTTTCCGCCTTTGACAGCAATACCCATGCCACCACAAGCTAATTGTTTTGTTTTAACTGGTTTATTTACTTTAGGTTTTTTCTTTGTTGCTTCTTTTAATGCTTTTAAATATGCTTTGTAATCTTTTGCTTCTTCCATAAGTCTCCTAATAATCTATCATACCACCATAATATAGTTTAGTAAACGTCCCCTTTGATGCGTATGTCTTTACATTTGTAGGTTTAGGGCCTGAATTACCCGCTGATCTCTTTCTTGCAACAGCAGAACGCTTTTGCGATTCTGTCATTCGGGCGGCTTTTGCAGCAGGCACGCATTTGGGGTATTTTCTTTTTGATCCACTTGCAGA